TGAACGTCTACGTTAAACCTCGCCCGTCAAAAGGCGAGTAACAAACGTATGAGCCGGTTGGCCGACCGTGTATTCGTTAGCCTCAAGCCCTTCCTGATGGGAAGGTGAGATCAGCGTAGCGATCGCATGGACCAAGCCAATCATATCATTCGTGGAAAAGTTGGTATCGCGTGGAGACGCGAGGACCAACGACACGAAAGACGTGCGTTCACTGCCGTCCGTGAGCACTTTTGTGTGCTCGAGACGCAGTTGAGTGCGATTGGTACCGACGGGCGGATTCTCCTTAGTGCTCTGATTAGAAATCTTGAGCGTGTAGGATTCCGTAGCGGAAACGGTGTACTTGCGTACACTGCTACCGTTGTCGACATCAATGAGGGAGACCGGCGTATTCAAGATTAAACTTGAAATGCTGGCCTTGAGGTTTAGGGTGTTATCAAGCATGTGCTTGTTCTTGTATATACGGACGTTAAGGTCTGCGAGTGCTAATGAGAGAGGCAGCTAGTAATAGCTTGTCAATCCCAAGTCGCTTAAGCGCAGACTTATTTGGTGGATGCGGAGGTAGATAATGCCTCCGGACGAAGGTAGTAAACGAATCACCATATTGCAGGGTTTTTGTTCCTGCTTGTGGGCTATCGTAGTACCACTGGCGAGAAAGCATACCACGTATGTGGTGAGCTCCCTCGTAGACTGTCATATTGACCCCGACTAGATCATGTTCCAAGTCATGAATACGGTCACCGAGATCGGTGAACCAATCCACGACGAAAGAGAACGGGATCGCGTCGTAAATGATACCCGGATCGGCTTGTACTCCCCAATAATCAAGGAGCGCAAGGAATCTTCCGATCTGAGTATGAATGATGTCGTCAGCCCTTAGATCAAATCTAAGGTAGGCAGCATAGTACGCAGAATATGTGTACTTCACTGACCAGGCGCCACCAACTCCCTTATATCGCCCGATTTCAGTTTCCACGTTTAGTGGATACTGGTCACCGAGGCCAATAAGAGCAGGGTCGACAGCAAAATCGAGAACGTAGCGATACGTCCTCCTCTTGCCGTAATAGAGGTCTCTAAGAACCGCTGACCACCCGGTCAGCATCTTAAAGATACTCTGGATGTCGGAAATAAGCGGCAGTATTCCAAAGGCCCATACGAGGTGTTCGTTGCCTATAATGGCAGCGATCTCCCTTAATGATTTCCTTCGGAACTGCTTGCCTAACCTCCTCAATTGTTTCTTATAGGAAACAACATGTTTGAAGAGACCGACTAACTCGCGCGACTCCCGCACAAATGTGGGAAGACTAAAACCAG